ATGACTCAGAAACCACCCCCCGGGCGTAACGGGTTTAAGTACCGCCCTCAATGGGCCGTCGTCGTCATGTGCGATGATGAGGGCCACCAACACAGCATTTACGAGACGCTGCGCGCCATGGGGCTGCGGCTCCGGGTGGTGGCGGTATGAGGATCACGATCGAGAAAGGGCCGACCGCCGGGCCAACCTACCGGGCGGCCCGGGTGCGGTCCTTGTTTAACTGCGAGGGGGCCGCCGAAGGCTTCGCCTTGTCCGTGGACCTGCCGGAGACGTGGGAAGGAATCGGCGTGATCCACGGTCCCTCCGGGTCGGGCAAGACCACACTGGGCCGCGCCCTGGTGAACCAGATCGGCGCGGCGTTCTGGGCGCCCGACTGGCCGACCGAATTGCCGTTGATCGAGGCCTTAGGACCGACCGTGCCGTTTGATCAGGTGACGCAAACGCTCGCCGCCGTTGGGCTTGGATCTGTCCCGGCTTGGCTGCGCCCCTACAGCGTGTTGTCCAACGGGGAGCGGTTCCGCGCCGACATGGCGCGCCTTGTCCTGGCGCACCCGACCCAGCCGGTGATTGTGGACGAGTTCACCAGCGTGCTCGACCGGCAGATTGCGCAGGTCGGCGCCGCCGCGTTCGCCAAGGCGTGGCGCCGGGCGGTCCCGAACGGTCGCCTGATTCTGCTCACCCCGCACGAGGATATCCTGGACTGGATCGATCCCGACTGGACTTGCGACACGGCCACCGGCGCGGTGACCGTGGGGAGGGGACGAAGGCGACCGCCGATCCCCCTTGAGATCGTGGAAACCGGCTGGGCCAACTGGCCGATTTTCGAACCGCATCATTATCTGAAGCTGCCGCACATGATCGCCGCCCGGTGCTACGTCGGCACCGTGGACGGCGCGCCGGTGGCGCACCTGGGCGTCACAACCCGGCCCGGTGTCGTGGAGGCCCGGGCTTGCCGGCTTGTGGTCATGCCGGAATGGCAAGGAATTGGGGTCGGTATGGCCTTCTTGAACGCTGTGTGCGCCGCCTGGGCGGAGGGGGACAATCCCTTCCGCCGCCCCTTGCGGACCCTGTTTCACACGTCGCATCCGGGGTTGGCGGCGGCCTTACGCCGGCACCAAACCTGGACTCAGGTCTCCGCCGCCCTGACCGGGGACAACAAACAACGCGCGGCGGCCAGCCTGCGCCGCACGGGCCATGGAACCGGCTACGGCGGGCACCTGCGGGCGGTGCAGGGGTTTCGGTATTTGGGGGCACCATGCGAGTCACCGTGATCGGCCAGAAGTGGCTGGCCGCCGCCGTCGCTACCGATCTGGCGGCGGCGGGGCATGACCTGCACATCATCGCACCGGATACCGAAGACCGGTTGGCGGGGGCGGCCCGGGCCTTGGGTGTGCCCTTGAGTCTGCACGGCCCCGCCCGTCGCTTGACGAAAACGGCAATCCCGCCCTGTGATCTTGTCGTTGCTGCGCATTGCCATGTGTTCTTGCCGGCGGAGGCGCGCGCGGCGGCCCGTCACGGGGTGATCGGCTACCACCCCAGCCTGTTGCCGCTCCATCGGGGCCGGGATGCGGTGTGGTGGACCATCCACAACGGAGATCCGGTCACCGGCGGCACGGTCTACCGCATGGATGACGGGTATGACACGGGGCCTATCGTGGCGCAGGACTGGTGCTTTGTGCGAGCCGATGACACCCCGGCCAGCCTGTGGCGCCGCGATCTGGCACCCATGGGCCGGCGCCTGTTGGGCGACGTTGTGGCCCGGGTCGCCGAGGACAGAACGGTGCCCGAAACGCCCCAGCCCGGCATCTAAAAAAATGCGTCACGTATGACGCTTTTGCCTTGACGATGCGTCAGAAGTGACGCATTATAGGGCCATCGACAACAACGGAGCGGGGTTATGACACCAGGGCAATTCGAACGGTGGTTGAGGAAACAGGGGATCAAGGTCACCCCGGCCCGTGGAAAAGGCGGACACAAACTCCTCGAAAACCCGACCACCGGCGCCACATCGATCCTTCCGACCGGCTCCAAGCAGCTCAAGACAGGAACGATGGACGGAATTAAGAAGGCCCTGGGGCTCAAATGAGCCCCGGGGTTTTCCCCAGCCTGCCCTGCATTGCCCCGCTCCCAGTACAAGGGGAACGCCTATGGATCCTCAGACCTATGACGGCTATGCCGTCACCTTGACCCCAGACGCCGAAGACGGCGGGTTTGTGGTCACCTGCCGCGATCTTCCCGGCCTCGTCACGCAAGGCGAGACCCTGGACGACGCGGTTGCCATGGCCCTTGACGGTATGCTGACGCTGCTGTCCGGGCGGATGGACCGCAACCAGACCTTACCGGTGCCGACGCCGCCGCAAGACGGTGAAACCTGGGTGCCGCTGCCCGGCTTGGTTTCGGCCAAGCTGGCGATCCGCCGCGCCATGCTCGACCAAAGCCTGACACAGGACGATTTGGCCGGACGCATGGGCATTCCGCGCAAAAGCCTGCAACGCCTGCTGGACCTGTCCCACGCCAGCCGGTGGGACCAAGTGGAGGCCGCTGCTGCCGCCCAGGGCTTGCGCTTCCGGGTCGTGGCTGTGGATCGATCAGCGGCCTAGCCTGCTCCCCCCGCGCGTTTGTCAACGATGGGAACAGGGGCGGACAAAGCCACCCCTGTTCTGGGTCAGCTACACTGCGGCCTGGATATCGGGAAACCGCTTGCCGGTCTTGATTTCTGAAATCCGGCCCGGATTGACGTCGTAATCGCTGGCAATCCGATTCAAGAACTCACCCTGATGGATGCGCTTCTTTATGGCCGGCACGTCATCCGGCTTGATGGTGTAGCTGGGAGTACGGCGATATCTCGCTTTCATAGCGGATCATCCTTAGTTATGGATGAAACCATTGAACGCTTAGCGAAAGGAGCATAGTATCCCCGCGAGGGTTCAAAATGCGCCTCTCGCTTCGCGTGATTTGCGGTGGTTCCAGACAAGCCCGCAAATCTTGGACCCAACCACGCCCCGGAGTTACAGCTCCGGGGCGTTTTCGTTGCGACCTATCAAAAACGAACTCTACGTGGGCAAGCCCACAGAGTCCAGTCCTTCAGAGACCTGTGGATACAATATCTATCCAACAGAGACCTGTGGATACAATATGTATCCACGCGATGTGGACAACTTCTTTAACCTATCGATAAGGTATCCATGGGATGAACTCGGTGTAATCAATTGTTCGCACCAACCGGAATCCCAAAGTCATCGAACACCACCACCTCTTCGCCCATCCAGTCGTTGACGGCGCTGGCGATCTCTATCGCCAACGGGCGGAGTTCGAGGTACCAGAACACGGGCGCGGCTTTGGAGACGTCGCCGAAGCCGCCGGCGTTTTGGGGCACGATGCCCAGCAGGTGGGGCGGGACTCGGTGCGCGGCCAGCACGTCGTCGCGCGACAGTGTCTTGACGTGCATGAACTCGTCTCGCGCCGTGACCTCGGCAATGGGGATGACCTTCATGCCGTCCGGCTTGCCGTTCGGGCTGTACATGAACAGGTTGCGGAAGTTGCCCGGCCCTTTGCTGTCTTTGAGGGCCTTCCGTAGCGCGTCAATGTCGCTCTGATCTTGGGCCGGGTCCGTCATGTGCAAGATAAACCCGGCGTGACTGCCGTTCTTGTAATACTTGCGGCGGAACAGGGTGGCCGCTTCGTTCAACAGGGCCGACTGAAGACACGCTTCATAGGACGGGCGCCCGTATATCTCTTGCGAGAGGTCCGGCTGCTGGATGTGCAGAACGTCGCCGTCCAGGTCGTGCTCGGCCCCATCAATGAGCATCAGCGCCCCGCCGCCCTTGCGCACCCGCGTAAACCGCCCGAGGGTCGGACGCAGCCGCAAAGGCGCGCCGAGCATGGAATCAACGCGTTGAAGCCACGCGTTGCCCAGAACGATTCGATCCTGGAGCAACCGTGTCATGGCGGCGCGATCCAACATCGATGTGGGCCGATACAGGCTGGCGAGCATCTGCACCTTCAGCCCGACCGCGCTTTCGTGGTGGGGGTTGCTCTTGAGAGCCCGGACCAATCCATCAAAGCTGATCGGCGGCTCGTAGTACCGGCCATTCCAGGCGGCTTCGAAGTATCCCAGCACCTCGCGCCGGTCCAGCACCGGCTCGGGATCGCCAAAGGTGAAGGCCTCGACGTGGGGGGCGGTGGCGGCGGTCTCGGACATCAGATGATCTCCATGATGGATCTATGACGGCCCGCGCTCTCGGCGGTGTCGTCGAAGTCGGTGAACGCGACGCGGTCGAGCGCGTGCATAATCGCCCAGGCCACGTCGGCATGGCCGGTGGTCTCCGACCGGCTGGCCTGGAACGTCATTTGCCGCCCGGTGGCGGTCATGGTCTGGCGGATGGACAAGAAGGCGAGCGGGATGTCGGTCTGGCCGGCGTCCCACTCCAGCTTGCGACGGGAGATGAGGTGCTTGGCCTTGAGCACCATCCGCGCCTTGACCTCAACGCTGTACGTGATCGCCACGGCGGCGGGCCAGAAATCGCGCACCATCTCGTAGACACCCTGGCCAAGCCCGGAGACGTCCACGGCGATGCGCTCGACCCGGTACCGGGTGGTCAGGTCCCGGATCGCCTGGGCTTGGGAATGGAAATCCACGCCGCTAAACGTTAGGCGCTCCACCACCCGATACGCGCCGCCGTCGGTCTTCGGCGGGGCGATGACCGCGACCGAGGCATCATCGCGCGACCGCGACGGGTCATAGCCGATCCACACCGGGCCGATGTTGTGGCGGTTCGGCCCGTCCGGGATGTCGGGCCACGCGTCCCATGCATCGACCGAGCACTTCTGAAGCTCCTGGAACGTAAAGAAGCTCGCCGCGTCGTCCACCCACTGGCATAGGAACAGGTTGGCAAAGTCACGCTCGTTATAGGACTTGCGCAAGTCCTCCAGGTCGAACAGGTCGCACCCCTGCGCGGCGGCATCCTCAATGGTGACCATGTGCCGCCACATGTCATCCGGCCCCACATGGCCGTCCTTGAGCACCTCATGGGCTAAGGTGAATTCGGCCTGATCCTCGCGCGGGCGGTCGCGGTTGAACTCGCGCCCATCCCAAAACGACGCGGCGTCATGGCCGATGGTGCTTGGCGTGCTGAAGTAGGTCAGGCGCCATTTCTTGTGGGTCGCCATGCCCGACGCGACCTTCTTGAACTCGGCAAGTTTGCCGATCCAAGCGTATTCGTCGATGTAGACGTGCCCGTGGTAAGACTGCGCGGTCTTTGTATTGGTGCCGAGGAAGTAGAGTTCGGCCCCATTCCACAGCTTGATGGGCGTCCCCTGAAGCTCTACGCCGGTCACGTCCTTGACCCACTGGACGATGTAGCTTTTGAAGACGTGGGCCTGCGCCTTGCTGGCGCTCAAGAAGATTTGATTGTCGCCGGTCTCGAAGGCATCAAGCGCGGCTTCACGCGCAAAGTACCATGTGGCCCCGATCTGCCGAGACTTTAGGATGTTGCGGCGCTTGTGCTTTGTCTTGGCGCGCCACCACACCTCCTGATACTTGAACAGGTGCTTGTGGAAGTCTTCCCGCAACGCCTCGACCTGATCCGGGGTCAGGGTATTCTTGGCCTGCTTGGCCTTGCGCCGCCCCTCGGCGCGATTATGGATCGCCGGGTTCAGGTCACTCTCGCGGCCCGTCTCGTCATACCGCTGCACGCGGGCGGTGCGCTCGATCAGCCGCCCGAGGGTGTCCATTTCCGACAGGTCCCGCTCGGTCTTGTCCGGCTTGGCCACCAGGATCGATAGCCGGCGTTCCGCCGCGTCTTCGATGCGCGCCGCACGCGGGGCCTCGTCCCACTTCTGCCGCCGCTTCCACGAGTCCACCGTGGCGTACTTGACCGCCAGCCGCCGCGCGATGTCGGCGACGGAATAGCCCTGCCAGTACAGCGCGCGCGCCTCTGACCGCCGGTCCGTCGATGGCGTGGGGGTGGTGTCGTGTGTCATGGCGCTATGGGGCCGCGCCTCTGGCCATAACGCACGCCTGCGCGGGTTGCGCGTGCGCACGCGCAACCGTCACACCCTGGCCTTGGCGGCACGGACGCGCCCACCCTCTCTCTCTGTCTTATCGCCCCAGCTTCGCCCTTCGGGCTTCGCGGGGCTCCGCCGCTTCGCGGCGCCGGCCCGGTCGGGCCGGTGGGTGCCATCCGAAGGGAGAGAGCGCGTGCGAACAAAATGGTTTCGGGTCTGCCGTAGCGGCAAGACCATCGACGGGCGAGAGATCACGCCCGACCAGATCACCCAAATGGCCGACAGCTATAACCCCGAGCTGTATGGCGCGCGGGTCAATGTGGAGCATCTACGCTCCATCATGCCGGACTCTGACCTCCAGGCCCTGGGCGATGTGGTGGCCGTGCAGGCGCGGGACGAGGCCGACGGCACGCGCGGGCTGTATGCCCAGATCGATGCCAAGCCCGAGCTGGTGCGCATGGCCGCCAACCGGGACAAGGTCTATTGGTCTGCCGAGATGCATCCGGCCATGCCGCAGACCGGCGGGGCCTACTTGTGCGCCCTTGCCGTGACCGATACACCGGCCTCGCTCGGGACCGAGATGCTCAAATTCAGCATCGCGCACACCCCCGCCATGCTGCCCGAGGCCGCGCGCAGCCACCTGTACAGCGAGGCGGTCGAGGTCTCCGGCCCCCTGGAGATCGAGGCGACGGCCCCCCAGCCCGGCCTTCCGGTTGTCCCCGCCCTGTCCAGCGACACCGGCCCTGGTCTGATCGACCGCGTCCGCACCATGCTGACCGGCCAGGACCGCAAGACCGACGCTCGCCTCGGTGGCCTGGAGTCCGCCACAGTCGAGATTGCCGCCGCCGTCGGTGGCCTCCGCACCGACCTGCACACCCTGGTTACCGGCCTGACCGCCGGCACCTCATCGCCGGCCCCGGCTGCCAATCCCCCCTCGCAGCCGCCGGCGACGGCGGCGGGCGCGCTGTCCTCGACCGCTGCGCCCGCCGCTCCGTCTGCCCCGCCTCCCGCTGACCCAGTTGCGGCGCTGTCCGCTCAGGTCACGGCGTTGACCCAGGCGCTCGCCCAGACCCCCGCCTTCGCCGGTCGCCCGCTGTCGGCGGGCAATGCCTCCACCTCTCAGACCACGGACTGCTGACATGGATCGCACCACGCGCATCGCCTTCAACACCTACTGTGCACAGCTTGCGCAGCTCAATGGCGTGGCCAGCGTCACGGAGTCCTTTGCCGTCGACCCGACCATCGAGCAGACCCTCGAAAATCGGATCCAGCAGACCGCCGAGTTCCTGGGTCGCGTCAATGTCGTCGGCGTCTCTCAGCAGTCCGGGCAGGTGCTCGGCCTGGGGACGACCGGCCCGGTGGCCAGCCGCACCAACACCGACAACGCCGACCGCACGCCGCGTGATGTGCACGACCTCACAGGGCGGGAGTATCTGGCGCGGCAAACCAACTTCGACACGCACATCAAATACGCGACCATGGACGCCTGGGCAAAATTCCCGGATTTCCAGACGCGCGTCAGGAACAAGGTGATCGAACAGATCGCCCGCGACCGCCTGACCATCGGATGGCATGGCACAAGCGCCGCCACCACCACCGACAGCGCGGCCAATCCACTGCTTCAGGATGTCAATATCGGCTGGCTCCAGTACCTGCGCACGGTCGATTCTGCGCGCGTGTACGACGCGCCGAAACTGGCTGATGCCACCGTGTCCGGCGACCAGTCCACCGCCGATTACAAGACCATGGACGGGCTGGTGTACGACGCGGTCAACACCTACCTCGACGAGTGGTACAAGGACGATGGAGAGATCGTGGCCATCGTGGGCCGCGACCTTCTATCCGAGCGCGACTTGGGCCTTATTGAGGCCAACGCCAACACCCCGACCGAGGCACAGGCGCTCAAGACGCTGATGACCGGGCGCGCGATCGGTGGCCGCACGGCGCTGGTGGTGCCGTTTTTCCCGCGCCGCACGATCCTTTTGACCAATCCCAAGAATCTGTCCATCTACTGGCAGGCGGGTACCCGTCGCCGCACGGTGACAGACAACGCCAAGCGCGACCGTGTCGAAGACTATCAGTCGGTCAACGAGTGCTACGTGATCGAGGACACGGGCGCCTGTTGCCTGATCGAAAACATCCAGCGGCCCGACGGCGCCGGCGGGTGGGCATAATGGCGACCCCGGCACAGCGGGCGCGGGCGCGGAGCCTCGCCCTGGCGGACGCGGGCACCGTGCCCGCCTCCGCTCCCTCCGCAGGCGCCCCGGCCAGCGGGGCCGAAAAGATGCTCCGCAAGCTCAAGGCGGAGATGGATCAGCTCCGCAAGATTCAGTCCATGACCGCCCGCGCCAAGGCCAAGCGCGACCTCATGCCAGACTACATGGCCTACGTCGATGGCGTGCTAGAGGCCGACACGGGCCGACAGGACCCGGTCGTGCTGCACATGATGATCTGGGCGCTTGATGTGGGCGACTACGCCACGGTCATCCGGCTGGCGGCGTACGTGCTGCGCCATGGGCTCGCCATGCCTGACGGGTTCGAGCGTCCCCCCGGTGCGTGGCTGGTCGAGGAGCTGGCACGCGCCGCCGCCGATGATCCCGCCGCCCTGCCGTCCCTGGATGACGCCATGCGCCTGACGGCGGATCTGGACATGCACGACCAGATCCGCGCCAAGGCGTGGCGCGTGCTGGGCGAGGCCGTGATGGGGTCAGATCCCGCCCTTGCCGCCGAGCGGCTGGAGCGGGCCTTGCGGCTCGATCCCCGGGTCGGCGCCCGCAAACTGCTGGACGCGGCGCGTAAGGCGCTCGCCGCCCAGACCGATACCGATCCTGATCCGGCGGATACCGAGGCGCGCGGGGCGGGCACGCCAAACCCGGGCGACCGCCCGGGCGGACCGTCAGGTCCGGAGCCGCGCGGCTCAACAGAGTCGCTGCGGCGATAAAACACAAGGAGCGCGATATGGTCTCTGTCATTCCCCATACCGCCACCCCCGCCGATCCGGTGCTGGTCACCGTGTGCCCGGACGGTTGGTATCCCGCCGTGGACCTGACCGCCCTCCGCACGCGGACCGGCCTGGATGGCACCTGGACCGACGCCCGCTTGACGCCGCTGGTGCGCGAGGCTGCCGACGCTGTCGCGGGGATCCTGACGGACTGGCGCACCGCGCGCGAGGCCGAGGGCGCGGCCACCCTGGCCGATGTATCGCCCACCGACACCATGGACGGCACACCGCTGGCCGTGTGGCGCTGGCAATCGGCCATCGACTGCCGCGTGCGCGCCGCCCTCATCCTGTCCACCCGCGATTATCACTCGACCGGCGACGGCCATGGGCGCGCCGACGCTCTGGAGCCCACCGCCGACGACTGGCTGCAACGCGCCCATGAGGCCCTGTCCCGGCTGATGGGCCGGCCCCGCTCTGTGGTGGAGCTCATCTGATGGCTGGGCAGGGGCTCACGCGCGCCCGCCAGGGCGACACCGTGGACCTGATCGCGTGGCGCACCTACGGCGACACCGCCATGACCGAGGCCCTATTGGACGCGCCCGCCAATCGTGGCCTTGCCGCCCTGGGCGATGTGCTGCCCGCCGGCACGCCCGTTGTCCTCCCGCCGCGCGAGACCGCGCCGCCCACTCCAACCCATACGCTTTGGTGACATCATGACGCCGCCGTCCGATCCCGCACCCTGCACCCCGCACGCCTGCCCGCACTCAGATAATGAGGCCGAGCGCATCGCCGCCCTGGCCGCTGACGGAGCCGTGGAAAAAACCTTTGCGCTCCTTGGCGTCAACGTTGCGAGCGCGGCGGACGTCGAGGCCTTTCGCCAAGATTTGCGCTTTGCCGGCCACCTGCGCCGGCACACAGACAAGGCCGTCGGTGGTGTCGTGACCGCTCTCGCCCTGGGCATCCTTGCTCTAATTTATGGCGGCGCTCAACTTTTGATATCAGGAGGCAAGCCATGAACCAGACCACCCCCCGAGGCCTCCGCAACCACAACCCCGGCAACATCGAGCGCGGGGCACCGTGGCAGGGGCTCGCCGATCTTGCGGAGATGACTGAGGCGCAACGGGCCGAGACCCGTTTTTGCGTTTTTCGGTCGCCGGAATGGGGCATCCGGGCCATAGCCCGCGTCCTGATCACCTATCAAGACCGGCACGGACTCCGCACCGTGCGCGGCATGATTGGGCGTTGGGCGCCCACTGCCGAGAACAACACCGAGGCCTATATGCGGGCCGTTGCGGCACGCCTTGGCGTGGCCAACGATACCGCAGTTGATGTGCATCGCTACGACGTGGCGCGGGCTTTGGTCGAAGCCATCATCCGCCACGAAAACGGCGAACAGCCCTATCCCGACGCGGTGATCGACAAGGGCCTTGCCCTGGCCGGGATCGAGCCGCCTGTGCTGATGACCGCGCCGCCAGCGCCGCCCCCCAAGCCGGCCCCCCGCAAGATCATGCAGACCAGCACGGGCCAGACCGGCGCCGTCGGGCTGGTGACCGCTGCCGGCGCTCTGCTGTCCCTCGCCGCCGAAAACGCCCCTGACGTTCTGGCCGCCGCGACCAACCCGGCTGTTCGCGCCTTGGCCGACGCTGCGCCGTGGGTCGGTGGCGTCCTGGCTGCCCTCGCCGTGGTTGCTATCGCTGCCCTGATGATGCGGAAAAAGCGCATGGAATCGGCGTGATGTGGTCGGCCCTGCTGAGTGGGTGGCTGGCCCGATTAGGCCGCGCCGTCCTGGCCGCCGGCGCCGTGCTTGGCGCCCTGTGGTGGATGCGCCGCGATGCGGCACGGGACGCGCGGCGCGAGGCCGGCGCCGAGCAACTGGAGGTGACGAAGGATGCGCAAGCGCGGATGCTGGAGGCTGGCGCGGATCGGCCTCGTGATCGTCAGTCTGTCTCTGACCGGATGCGCGACGGGCGATTCTAGCGGCCCCGTCGTCTGCCCGCCGCTGATCGACTATGACCCCGCGACCCTGGCGCGCGCGGCTGACGCCGTGGACGCCCTGCCGGCGGACTCGCCTCTGGTGGGCATGTTGGCCGACTACGCCACCACCCGCGCGCAAATCCGCGCCTGTCGCGCGGCGCGGTCAACCCCATGAAAAAGCTCGCCACCCTGCGAAGCGCTTTGCTGGCGGCGCCGTTTGGCGTCAAGCCGTCCGCCCTGTTGACGGCGGCAGAGGGTGGGGCCATCCGCGCCAACCGGGGCACCCGAAACGGTCACCTGGAACTGACGTACACCGCCCACATCATTGTGACGGACTGGACCGGCGACCCCCGCACCCTACTGTGGTGGGTGACGGACTGGCTGCACACGGCCAGCCCCGCCGCCGAGCCTGACGCGATCCGGTTTGAGACCGATATCATCGACCACGCGCGCGCGGACATCGAGCTGCGGATCGACCTGACCGAGACCGTCCGCGCGACGGTCACCGCCGCCGGCGTCCAGATCGATCAGGAGCCGGACCCGGACGCCCAGGCGATCAACATGGCCGCGCTGTTCCCGGATATGCCCGCAGACTCTCATGACTGACATCCAGGGATCGGCAGACCTGGACGCCTGGATGGACCGGGCCTTGCGCGCCCTGGATGACGGCGCCTTGCGCGGCGTGCTGCGCGATGTGGCGGCCACCGTCCGCCGCCGCAATCAGGCCCGCATGGCCCGTCAGGTCGCACCGGACGGCACACCGTGGGAGCCCCGCAAGCCCCAGGACGAGCGGTTCCAGCGGGGCGGCATCCGCCGCCGCGCGGCCATGATGCGCGGCCTGCGCCAATCCAAGCGCCTGCGCATCCAGCAGGCCGGGGACGCCGTCGCCATCGGATGGACCGGACGGGAGAGCCGCATTGCGACCTTGCACCATCACGGCGGGGAGGGCCGAGTGGTGGAGGGGCGCCCGCGCACGGCGGAGTATCCCGCCCGCCCGCTGCTGGGCTTGCCGCCCGATGACGTGGCGGCGATCCGCGCTGTGCTGCTGGAGCATCTGTCGGCTTTGTCTTGAGATCTCCGCCGCTTCACGGCGCGGTCGCGGTCGCGCCGGTTGGGTACGCCAAACCCGGGCGACGGCCCGGGCGGACCGTAAGGTCCGGAGCCGCGCGGCCCGACAGGGTCGCTGCGGCGACCTTAAGACAAAGAAGCCGGGTTGCGCGTGCGCACGCGCAACCCGCAGACGCTCGCCACGCGTGCCGGCCTGTCGCCATGGTGGCCCCATGGGACAGGATCACGACATCAGCACCGCCGATCTACACCGCCGCGTCGGCTCTATGCTGCGCGTCGGCACCATCGCGGCTTTGGACCACGACGCCGCGCGGGTGCGCGTGCGCATCGCCGGACGTCTGATGGACTGGTTGCGGTGGCCGGCAGAGGTCGGTCGTAATTTCCGCGCTTGGCGCCCCCTGCGCGTGGGTCAACAGGTCATGGTCGCCGCTCCCTCCGGCGACCCGGCCAACGGTCAGATCATCCAGACGCTCTACTCCGGCGCCCTGCCTGCCCCGGCCACCGATCCCGACGTGGACGCGGTGCACTACGACGACGGCACGGTGCACCAATACCACTCCGGCGATCACGCCCACACGCTGGACCTGCGCGGTTCCAATGGGACGGCCCGTGTCCTGACCGGCGCGGCGGAGACCCTGGTGGCTCCCGACCGGATCGAGTTCCGGGTCGGCTCGTCCGTGATCGTCATCACGGACGGCAACATCACGATCCGGGCTCCCCGGATTGACCTAAACCCATGAGGCCGCCCGCCATGCCTGCCGCCGTCCGCCTCACAGACAGATGCACCGGTCACGGTTGTTGGCCGCCGCGCGCCAATGCTGGCGCTAGCGGCGCCGTCTTCGCGAACAGCCTCGGCGCCCATCGCGTCGGCGACCCCTGGCAGCCACACACCTGCCCGGCGATCCCCGAAACCCACGCCAGCACTCAGGCCAGCGGATCGCCGACCGTGTTTGTCGAGGGCCGCCCCTGGGCTCGGGTGGGCGATGCCATCGCCTGCGGTAGCCACAACGCCACCGGCAGCCCGACCGTGTACTTGGATGGTGAGTAAGGGGGCACACATGGGAATCGGTATGGACCGCGCCACGGGCTCCACGCTCGCCGACGAACTGGCGGACATTGCCCAGTCCGTCGCAACCATCGTGACCACGCCCATTGGCTCCCGCCTCCGCCGCCGGTCGTTTGGCAGCCACATTTTCCACCTGACGGACAGCCCCGGCAACGAGGCCGGGGCGCTCCGTCTCATTGCCGCCGCCGCCGACCCGATAGAGCGGTGGGAGCGCCGCATCATCTTTTTACGCGGCACCGTCGCGCCAGCCTATGACGGTCGCGCCACCCTAACCGTTGACCTCGCCCTGCGCTCCACGGCCACCCCTCTAACCGTGCCCGTCCCCCTGCTTGGCGCGGTGGCGTCATGAGCCAGTACGCGGCCATCGACCTCTCGGCGCTTCCGGCGCCTGATGTGATCGAGACGCTGGATTACGAAGCCATCCTTGCCCGGATGCTGGACGACGCAAAGGCTGCCCTGGCCGAGACCCTGCCGGACTGGGACCCGACCCTTGAATCCGATCTGCTGGTGATCCTGATCCAGCGCTGGGCCTATGGCGCTCTAGGTCTGCGCGCTCGTGTTAACGACGCCGCCCGCGCGGTCCTCCTGGCGACCGCGACCGGCGCCGACCTGGACAACATCGCCGCGCTGACCAACACCGCACGCCTGACGATCCGCGCCGCCGATCCGTCCGCAAATCCCCCTGTGCCAGCCATCATGGAGACCGACGCCGCCCTGCGCCGCCGCGTCCAATTGGCGTGGGAGGGCCTGTCGGTCGCGGGGTCCGAGGGCGCCTATATCTACCACGCGCTCTCCGCAGACGGGGCCGTGCGCGATGTGGCCGTGCACTCGCCGACCCCCGGCGATGTGGTCGTGACCATCCTTGGCCATGAGGGTGACGGATCGGTCACCGCGCGCGAGACCATCGCCGATCTGCCGGTGACCCTGACCGGTGACGCGGTCCCCCTGGACGGAACCGCGATCACCGATCTGGCGGTGACCGGCGCGGTCCTGGACACGGACTATCGGTGGGACTCCATGACCGGCACGATCACCCGCACCGCCGACAGCGCCATCCCTGGCAGTGGGACTGTCACGGTCAGTTACGAGCGCGCCGGCGTGCTGGAGCGCGTCGAGGCCCGGCTGGCCGATGACGACGTCCGCCCCCTGACCGACCGCGTCACGGTTCAGTCCGCCACCGTCATCCCCTACACCGTCGAGGCCACGCTGTGGCTGTATGACGGGCCGGCCTCCGGGCCGGTGATTGCCGCCGCCGCCGAAGCCCTGACCGCTACGGTCACTCGCCTGCACACCCTCGGGCACGACGTTACCCTGTCTGCCCTCTATGCCGCGCTGCATCAGCCCGGCGTCATGCGCGTGGACCTGACCAGCCCGGCGGCGGATCTCGTGATTGGCCCGGCGGAGGCAGCCTATTGCACCGACATGGCGGTCGGACTCGGGGGGCGCGATGTCTAGCCCCAGCCTCCTCCCCCCCAATGCGACCGCGCTAGAGCGCGCCCTAGAGTCCGTCGTCGCGTCATCGCACGGCGCCATCGCACCCGAGGGGATCGCCAGACTCTGGAATCCCTGGGCCTGCCCCGTGGACCTGCTGCCCTGGCTGGCGTGGGCGTGCAGCGTGGACATTTGGGATGACGACTGGCCCGAGGATACCCGCCGCCGCGTGATCGCCGACAGCTACAGCGTCCACAGCGTCAAGGGCACGGTGGGGGCCGTCAAACGCGCGCTTGCCGCGCTCGGCGCCGAGGCCGAGCTGGTCGAGTGGTTCAACCAATTGCCGCCAGCCGCGCCCTACACGTTTGCGCTCACCACGTTTGCGCAGCCCTACACCGCGAGCGCCCTGGCGCTCGACGCCACCGGCCAGCGCCAAGTCATAGACACCGTGTGGCGCGCCAAAAATGTGCGCAGTCATCCAACGATCCGCATGGGGGGCTCCTTTGGGGCCGGCCTCGGACTGGCCTCATCCGCGACTGCCGGATCGCGGCTGGTCGCCTCTGGCACGGGCGCGGTGTCCTGGGCCGGCGCGGCTGGCCTAACGCTGGCCGGCGCCACCTTGAGCGCGGCGCGCCTGTCCGCGTCGGGCGTCGGGCGCCTGCGCGATACCGCTGTCGCCTTGTTGGGGCTGGCCGCGCCGGTCCACGCGGCGCCCCGGTCCTGGACGCGCGCCCGAGGCCGCACGCGCGATACCGCCATCGCCTCGCTCGGGCTGGCGGCATCCACCCACGCGGCGCCGCGCGCCGTGATCAGACTGAGGGAGGCCTAGGCCGTGACGACCACCATTACGCCCTTGTTTACCGATGCTGGCCTCGCCGCCGTGGCTTCGGCCACCGGCGCCGGACTGGCCGCCGAGATCGCCGAGATTGCGATTGGAGACAGTGGCTATGCCCCGGGCGCGTCGTCCACGGCGCTCCAGTCCGAGCGCGCGCGCGTGTCCGTCTCCGCCGGCGGTACAACCGGCCCTCACGAGGTGCTGGTCGAGGCCATGGTGCCAGAGGGCGCGCCGGAGTTCTGGATTCGTGAGGTTGGGTTTTTCTTGGCCGACGGCACGCTCCTTGCTCTTTGGTCGGACCCCGAAAAAAACCTTGGGTGGCGGGGCGAACTCGCCCCCTGGTTCTTCAAGTTTTTGTTGGGGTGGACCAGCCTTCCGGCAAACGCCATCACCGTGACCTTTGACGGCGACGCGGGGCAGGCTGCGCTCTCCCTCGACCTCGCACAAGTCGAGGCCAAGCTGGTGCACGCGGTCGAGGACAGCGGTCAGGACTGGGACGACGGCGACAATACCCAGCTTACCGCCGCCATCACCGCCAAGGTGTCGAACGCCTTCTCCACCGCGTTCAACGGGCAAGATTTCGCAACCGCCCTGGCCGCGTATCTGGCCGACGGCGGCTATCTGCGCCGTGACGTCGCCGACACTCTGACGGTCGGATTTGCAACCACGGCGGTACCGCTCGTGCCCGCATCGGGCACGATCACGCCCGACCTTGCCGCCGGCAATGTGTTTACGCTGGCCGTTGATCAGGCCCTGACGCTTGCTGCGCCGGCCAACGCTGCCGACCGGGCCGGCATGATGATGATCGCCGCCACTCAAAACACCACGGGTGGGCACGTCCTGACCCTTGCCGCCGGCTATCGCGTCACACGCGGCGCCTGGGACCTTGAGCCGGGCGGCGTGAATATCCTCTATCTGACGCTGGACGGCTCGGGGGTTGTGGACGTGGCCATCACCCAACGGGGGGCCGCCTAAGATGATCCCTTTCTTGACAGTTCCGCCTGCCGGCGGGTGCGGTGACCCCGGCGCCGAGGTTCCGACGTCGTGCCTGCTGCCGTCGGATGGCTCCGGCTCCCTGAGCGGCCCGACGGGCGCCGGCACGCTGGTGTGCTGGCTCAAGCGCGCCACGTTGGGGCAGCTCGCCACCATCATTGACGGTCTGGCCTTTGCCGACGACGACACGCTGAATGGATCGGCGGCGGCTTTCCGAGACCCCGGCGCCTGGATGGTGATCCAGGCCGCGCCCTCCGGCGTGTGGGTCAATCACCGGCTCGTGGCGGCGGGCGTGGCGTCGTTCGGCGGCACCATCGGTGCCGGTCTTGGTGGGTATATCGCCGATGTGCGGTTTTATGCCGGCGCGGATCTGGCGCCGGGCTCCGACTCTGTCATCAGCCCACAGGGCGTGCCGGTGCCCCGCGCCTACGCCGGGCCACAGTCCGCCGGGGACTGGCGGCTGGACTTCGCGGACCCGTTGAACTTGGGCAAGGACGCCAGCGGGAACGCCAACCACTGGACGCCGACCGGGCTATCGGCGGCCTCGCAAAGCACCGACACGCCCACGGCCAACGCCTGGACGCTAACGCCGCTGCAACCGAGGTCTGCCGGCACTCTGAGTCAGGGCAACCTCACAGCGGCCACGATACAAGCGCTTAAGGGGCAAGCCCCCGCCCCGGGTGCTGATATCGGCCCCTACTATTTCGAGGCCGAATACATTGCGGGCGCTTACCCTATGTTTTGCATTGCCCTGCCGACAGCGCCAGGGGGCGGGCAACCCACCTCAGCAATTGGTTTTTACTACAACGAGATCAGCTTTTATTTGTTCGGAAACGGGACGAACCAGACATACCCATGGGCG